TGCATATAGAGACCAAAGGTCCGATGGACCATACAGCAAGTGGCGGTTTGTAGTATTAGATGCTCCAAACAAGGTTTCACTTTCGCCAGTCGTGCCGTCATAGTAGCACTTGACGAACACAGTATTAGGTTGAGACAGATTGGCGTTTGCCCAGTCTAAGTATTGGCCATTTGTCGTGCCCCACTCCAGGGCAGGCTTGCCATCGCTTACGATGACCGCAGACCCGTCGTAGATCTTGGGCTGTCGGGTCGTCGTCGCCTGCGTCGCGTGGTTCGATCCCGCTTGGTCATACCACGTCTCGACGTAGCCGTTGGCAGAGCCGCAGTGCGCTGCGATGGCAGCGGTGTCAAGATCGCCGTTGCTGTCGAACCCGATGTTCTTGGTCGCGTTGTCGGAGTCTCGCCGCACCTTCATGCACAACGCCGCAGGACCGTTAGCAGTCAGGCAGCGCACCGAGTAGGCCGCAGCGGCCCCGCTGAACTCCCCGATGAACGAGGTCGTGGTCTCGTAGTAGGCGTTGATGTTCGCTTCGATGTTGGTGCGGTTGCTGGATTGGTCGCTGTGGAAGATGACGACTTCTTGGGCGTATCCTTCTAGGGAGTTGGTGCTAGAACCGCCGATGCTGGCCGTGCCTGCTGCTGGAGTAGCCGATACAAGTGCCGTCGAGCCCTTCGACACGCCATTGCTAAACACCTGGCAATTGCCTTGGGTGCTTCCCGCAATGGCTGTGAGGATCCTTTGCGCGTCCTGCGTGACTGTGTATCCGCCGATGGCACCGTTGTTGGTTCCATAAGCGAGATACTCGGTAGGGATGAACCACCCGAAAGGCTGCATCCACTTGGACGACGATCCCGTTGACAATTCAAGCGCGCCGCCGTTGTTGGGTGCCTGAACTGTGAATGCCGAGCAGTTGTTGATGTTGGCGGGCTGCGCTGCGTTCGGGATATCGTTGTGATCGTCCGTGCCATCGAACTGTGCTGCGGGCCGACCGTTGACCTGGATGACACCAGACGTGCCATCGTATATCTTGGGCTGACTAGTGGTCGTGCTCTGCGTCGCGTGGTGACCGTTTCCGCTCTGGTCATACCATGTGACCACGTAGCCGTTCGCGGTCCCGCAGTGCGCTGCGATGGCAGCGGTGTCGAGATCGCCGTTGCTGTCGAACCCGATGTCGGTCTCGGTGTTGCCGCTGTCCTCGCGCACACGCATGCACAGCGCCGTGCTGTAGCGGCTGATCTTCCGCACCGAGTAGGCAGCCGCTGCGCCTGAGTAGGTTTCCAGCAGGTTGTCTGTCGTGTCTACGTCGTAGTAGGTCTGCATCTCGGCCTCGATGGCCGACTGGTTGCTGCTCTGGTCGCTGTGGTAGGCGATGAACTCCTGCATCTGCGCGTTCGCGTAGAACGTCAGGTGCGGGTAACTGGGCCAGTAGTTGTAGTTGGTGCCTGACGTGTTGGCGTAGTCCGCGAGGTGGATCAGGCCCTGCTCTTGCGCCGCGTCGTAGAGCTTGTCCTGGTTGGGGCTCGTGATCTGCGTGCCGTTCACGTAGTAGCCCGAGACCGTCATGTTGATCTGGTTCGCGCCTGTGTTCCCATCGCGAGCCAAGCCCGCGACCACGGAAGCGTTGTTGCTCCCGATGACTCCGAACGCTCTGTTGGTCGCCGTAGGGTTGACGCCCATCATCGCGAACGCATAGCCGCCTGATGTTGGCAGCGCCTGCGTGCCTTGCAGCATGTAGCTCGGCGTGTCAAAGAACCGGATCGACGGCTTCGTGTTGACCTTCAGGACCTGACTGCCGTCGTAGATCTGCGGCTGGCTGCTGGCTCCCGTCTGCACCCAGTCGTTGCTGTTGCCGGACTGGTCATACCACTTACTGACGTAGCCGCTCGACGTGCCGCAGAACGTCGCGATGGCTGCGGTGTCTAGGTTGCCCGACGCATCGAACCCGATGTCCTGCTCGGTGTTGTCGCTGGACCGGCGCACCGTCATGCAGTCGCCTGTGTAGGCTCCGCTGATCTTCCGCACGCTGCACGCCAGCACCGCGCCAGGGTAGTCCTCAAGTAGCAAGTCGCTGGTTACTCGGCGCTCGATCTTCAGCGACAGCGGCAGGGTGCCTCGCGTGTTGGCTGTCGCGTCGGTGTCGTTCAACCCTGCGAGCAGCGCGGTCTTCGCGTCTGCGTAGCTGGTGTCGTCCGCAGGCTGCGTCGTGTAGGCCGTCCAGTCTGAACTGACGGTAGGGTCGGCGTTGAACTTGTCGGAGAAGTAGAGCCGCCGCTCAACGAAGGACAGCGCCGGGACGCTCGCGTCGCTCTGCGGGTCTTCGTCTAGCCCGTCGCCGTCAGGTCGCGCGGTGTAGAACAACTCGACGTAGTAGTCGCCGTTGGCCACCGTCCGCGCTGCGGCCTCAGTGTTGTAGGCTCCGTGGTATTGACCCCCTGAAGCTAGCTTGGAGTCAGTGACCGAGCCGTCCACGATCTTGTCTTCAGTCACCGACCCGTCGTTCGGCACGCCCAGGTCTTGCGTGATCGCGGTCAGCGCGTCGTAGATCGTGCTGTCGTCCGCGATCGGCGCACCGGGTGACGGGCCGAGGCTGGTGTCGGTGGTCGAGCCGTCGAACACGCCGACTTCGTTCCTGCGGCCGATCAGCCGAACGATCTCGTTGTTCTGGTCGTTGACTCGGCCGGCGCCCATCACGATCGCCCAGCCGTCGTTGCTGCTCGCGTTGCTGCTGACCTTGGTCACCAGCGCCACCTTCTGAACTTTGTCGACGACTTCCGGCGGGCCGGCTGAGTAGCCCGTAGGCTTCACGCGCGTCAGGGCGCCCGGCGTCGACGCGCTGACGTAGAGCGCGTCGCCGTCGTTGTAGACGGCGGGGTCGAGCTGCAACCCTTCGACGCTGCCGGCGGCGATGACGTAGCCCGCGGTGTTGTCGGGGATCTCGTCTTGCACGAGCCCGATCGCGGGCATCTTGGCGTTGTCGCTAGCGTTGGCCAGATCGACCAGCGGCTTGCCGCTGGTGTGCTCGCCCGAGACGTAGACGGCGGCGTTCCGCGCGATAGCCGACCCAGACTCGTTCTGCACCTCGATGAGCACTGTGCCGCCGCCTGCACCAGGCACCCAGTTTTCGCCGTTCCAGATCAGGCCCTGGTTGAGCTCGGGCGCGTTCGTTTCGATGTCGACGTCGGAGAGCTCGCCGACCGCGCGAGCAAACTGCGCGCGGCGCAGGTGACGCGCAAGCTCCGGGCCTTCGATGGGGAGACCGCCGGCTTGCTGCAGCGACTTTCCGCGGCCTTCGTTCGGCTGCGGAATGCGGCCGAAGTTGCCCTCCCCGTTGCGTCGCATCAGCTACCGGCCACCTGCGAGAACTGTTGCTCGGGCGGGACCGGCGCGATCTCTTGCGCCTTAGCAAGCTCGCTCGCGATGCCGGCTTGCTGCTCGCCCATCTCCGTCTGCGCCTGCGCCGCCTGCATTTGGTTGCGCGCCTCGCGAAGCTCGTCGGCTTCCTCGCGCGAGACAAGCATGCGCTGCGGAACGCTCAAGCGCTCGGCCAAGTCTTCGACAAACTCGTCAGCGTTGAGTCGGTCAAGAATCTCTGGCTTCAGCTGCGCGGCGGCGCCGGCGGTCGCCATGAACCGGTCGATACTCTTCGCGCCAACAGCGCGCTGCGTCTGCGCCAGCATCGAGACGAACTCAATCTCGACCGTGTTGCCGACGAGCTCTTCGGGGATCTGCGGAAGCTCGCCGGCCTCCAGCAGGTAGTTGAAAGTGAGGTTGACGAGCGGCTCCAGCAGCTCATTGTGTAAGCGTTCGAGCGCAGGCCCGAGCATAAGTAGCTTTTCTTCGTGCCGCTCGGCAACCTCGGTGGCCGTCATGTTCTTGTCGGTGTTCGCGATCATCAGGAACATGTCCGCAAACCAGCAGCTGTTGATGCGCTGCCGGACGTCTTGGATGTCCATCAGAAGCGGCTGCAGCTGCTGCCCGACCTGCCACAGCGGGCCGCCCCGGTTCGAACCAGTCGCGTCGGTGTAGTTCTTGCCCCCAGGCGCCAGATCGACCTCCTGGTTCTTCAGGTCCGACGGCAACAGCATTGCCGGGTCAGCAGCAAAGTCGATCAGTTGGCTCTTGCGGAACTGCTCCTGCTGCAGCTGGATCACGTCGCCGAGCGCGTTCATGCCGGGCCCGCTGCCGTAGTCGTCGCCGGGGATCAGCGACCACCGCGGCACGACCGCAGGGAACCGGTTGAAGCCTGACTCGCGCAGCACCTTGCTGGTGCGGTCAGGCTGCTGCGCGACCTCCCAGTAGATCGAGCGCCACGGCATGTTCTTGTTGTCGCGCGCCCGGAAGTCGCGGTCGACGCGCGGCTCGATCGCGTGCCGGACCGTCACCGGCTCGTCGTGTCCGTTGTTCTCGGCCAGGGTGCGAACGCGGTCGCTGACCTTGTCGATACCGAACTCGCGCACGACCTGCGCGACCGACATCTCCATCTCGCGGTAGAGCGTCTGCACGTCGCCGTCGGGGCCGGACGCCGCGCGGAACTGGCCGAACGGCAGAACGTGCATGTGCACGATCCGCTCCGGGTGCGGCACGAGGATCGCCGCCGCGGTGCCGTAGAGCGGGCAGTCGGTGTAGATCTGCTGCAGCGCGCGGTAGACGTTCGAGCCGGCGAACGTCTTGAGGATGATCCGCGTGACGTCGTCGAGGAACACGCGGATGTCGTGCTTGCGCGCGAGCTCGGGGTCGCGCACGCCCATGCGGAACCAGGGCCGCGCCGGCGAGCTCGCGCCCGCGGTCAGACCCGCAGACAGGATCTGAATCGCGCGCTGCGGCGTGTTGTCGATAATGTCCTGATTACGCATCCACCCTTCGTTGCGATCCTCGACCCAGAACCGGCCGGACCACGGGAGGTAGTTGCGCGAGATCTCCATACCGTGGCTTTTCCACGAGCTGAAGATCGTGTCGAGCCGGTGCCACCGGTCCTGCATCTGCTGAACCAGAGTCTGCCCACTCTTGTTCCGGAACTCGGCGGCTGCGGCCATAGGTTACTCCCCCAGCAGGGCAGAGGTGCCCAAGCGAAGTTGTTCGGGATCGACGCCGCCTTGCCCGCTCAGGCGCGTGCGGTTCATCGTGCCGGCAGCGTTTTGCTCGGCGTCGAGGAGCGCCATCGGATCGGCTTGCTCGCGATTCGCCGCCCGGTTGATCATGTCCTCTTCGCGCTTCTGCGACATCATCGCAGACTCGCCGGCGGCCTTCTCTTCCTGCGCGCGCTGCTTAGCCTCGTCGCCTTCCTGCTTCTGCATCACCATCTGCGTGCCCGCCGTAGCCGCGCCCACCGCAGCCGAGATCAACATCGCCGTCCCTGCCTCGATACCCATTAGAGTTGCTCCTCGTAAATCGTTTCGACCTTGCGGTATCGACCGTGGCTGTCGAGCGCGTGCTCGAACCCAGTCCCGATCTTCGCCGCCCACAGCACCGACGTCGCGCGTAGCGACTTCGCCGCCCGGCTCATCGTAGACATCAGCTGCAGCGCCGCCGCCGACCGCGCGCGGTAGTCGGGGTGAACGAACAGCGCGTCGACGTGCACGTGCGCCCAGTTCGCGTGCTGCGGGTGGTTGTCCAAGTAGAAGCCGATCACGTAACCGATCAGCTCCTCGTCGACCCACGCGCCGAACATGAGCAAGTTGTGCCGGGCTTCCGCCCGGTAGTAGCTGCTCCAATCTACGTCAAGTTCGCGGTGTCCGGTCTCCTGCGCATTTGCCTCAAGCAGAGCGAGCCCGTGCTCTTGCATGTCGCAGCAGCGCAGCTTGTCGATTCGCACGTCCACAAGCGCAGAGGCTGCCACATGGCCGCGCACGTTTGGGCCCCTAGCGTCGCTGCCGCCAGTGCTCCAGCGGGTGGTAGTTGCCCTTGCGTTCGTTCCGGGACCGCTGCGCCACCGGCGGCGCGAACGGGTGCGTCGGGTCGTAGTCGACGTGAATGTTCGGTGGCGGCAGGTCCGCGGCGAACGTAAGCGCCAGCGCGTCCCCGATGTCAGGTGATCCGGCCTCGGGCAAGCGCTCGCGGATGTCGTCTTTGGATTCGAGCTTGTAGCGGCCACGCGCGTCAAACTCGTAGACCGGCGTGGCGAGCTCTTGCTTGAGCGTGAGCTCGTCGTGGATCGCACCGCCGGCGTCGATCCAGTCGCGCATCTTGAACCACATCTCGGTGCGCTTGTTGATGTAAAGCTGCTCCTTGGCCGCCTTGCCGCCAAACGGCACCTCGGTGATCGAGTAGTGGAGCATGCGAAGCCGGTCAATCACGCCGGCGTCGGCGGCGTCGACGAACACGGCGTGCGGCTTGTGCTGCTCGATCTCCTGCGAGACGCGCGCGGCGAGCTGCATGTTGTCGAGGCTGCGCATCACGACCGGCTGGAACATCTGCAGGCCCTGGCGCCGGACGATCACCGAGCGGTCGTTACCGAACCGAGCGCCGTCGACGCCGAGCACGACCGGCGACGCGGCGATGTCGCCCGGCTGGTAGCTGCGGGCGCCCGACAGCTGCACGTCGTTCAGCGAAATCAGCTGGTCGTCGCCCTGCGCCGAGAAGTCGCAGAGCATTTCGCGCGCGAACGCCTGCTCGGACATCGTCGTGCGCATCTCTTCGATCTCGCGGGCAGACAGGCCCTCGGTCTCGTAGCAGGTCCAGAGCCCGACATACCAGTCGTCGCCCTCGTTCATGCGTTCGAGCCCGGTGTGGTAGATCTGCGAGAACAGGTCGACCCGCTTGACCGTGCCGATGAACAGCGCGCCGCCTTCGCGGTCTGCGAGCGCCGGCCGGCAGACCTCGAACCACAGCTCGGGCTTCATCTGCGCGACCTCGTCGAGCACGGCGAAGTCGAGACGCAGACCGCGGAGCGCGTCGGGGTTGTCGGCGCCGAACAGCCGGATCAGCGCGCCGTTGTGCTTGAAGCTGATCGACAGCTCGGACTCGTTCACCGACACGTGGCCGGTCTGCAGGAACGGTGCAACGATCTGCTTCAGACGTGCCCAGGCGACAGCTTTCGCCTGCTTGAGCTGCGGCGCCACGTAGACGAACACGCCGAGCTTCTGGTCAAACCGGAGCGCGCGGTCGAGCAGCTCCATCATCGCGAGCTCGGTCTTGCCGGCGCGTCGGTGCAGCACCAGCACGTTAAAGCGGCGCATGCGGGTGTGCGCTTCGCGCTGCCAGTCGCGCGGCTCGTAGGGGATAGCTAGTCGCATCAGTCGGCCTTCATTGCAGCGATCTTGGCGCGGATCTCGGCGCGCACCCACGCGCGCGTCTCACGGTCGAGCTCCTCCTGCAGGTGCGTGATGCGGTTCACGCGCAGGCATTCGATCGAGTCGTCGCGCAGCGTGCGGGGTGCGGGCGCGTTCATCGCGCGCTGCAGGCGCCCAAGCGCTCGTTTCGCGCCCAGCCGGCGCAACGTGCATTGCCTGCACTTGCGCCGGGTCACGCCGCCGGTGCGCTTGTCGACGTAGAGGTAAGTGTTCTCGTCGGTCCACTCGTGACCGTGTCGACAGTGCGTCTCGGTGAACTTCGTCACGTGCTAAAGATCATCGAGACCTGCGGGGCTTCGACCTCGCCGAACTGGTTCTTGAGCTCGGGGTCGTAGAGGTCACCGCGCAGGTAGACCTTGTCGCCGGCCTGGACGACGTCGACCTCGTCGGAGACGAGCGCGTCGCCGATCGGCTTGCCTTCTTGATCGTGGAACTTGCAGGTCGTGTAGCTCATAGCAGATCCTCAACGTCGTCGAGCACGCGGTGCTCGACCTCTTTGACTTGCTCGGGTGCGCGCGGCACGCCGGTGATGACCTCCAGCGACGCGGTGCCGCTGTGCTCGGTCTTGGACTTGGGTTGGTAGTCGTCGAGCAGCCGCTCGGCTGCCCACTGCCGCGCCTTGATCCGCGTCTCCATCGCGCGCACCTGCAGCGCGTCGGTCGCGAACTCCAGCTCGTCGGCGAGCGCGATCACCTCGTCGGCCTGCTCGCGCACGAAGTCCTCGCGCGCCTGCCGGTAGGCGTCCCACAGCTCGGGGTGCTTGCGCAGCGCTGCGCGGAACTTGAGCTTCGTGAAGCCGCCGAAGTCGCCGACGTTCTTGCACGCATGGTCGACGCGCACGCCGCGGGCCACGCGGGAGATCACGAGCTCGGCCGCTTCCTTGACTGTCATCGCATACTTCCTGGTCAT